TGCGCATGCTCGAGGTCGAGAATGCCAGGCTGCGCGCCAGGCTGTCCCACTACGAAACGAACGAAATCGAGCGCCGACTGGCAGACGGGACTGGCTGATGGGACGCATGCAGCGAAACAAGGGAGCCAGGGGAGAACTCGAGGCAGCCGAGATGCTGCGCAAGCACCTGGGCATCGCAGCCGAGCGGGCTGCCCGCAACGGTGTCGACGGCGCCAGCGACCTCGATACCTCGATGACGTTCTGGAAGTGGGAGGTGAAGCGCTACGCCCGCCTGGGCGTCGAGTCGATCATGCAGCGGGCCGAACTCGACCAGGCGGCCAGCGCCAACCGGCTGGACCACACGGCGCTCCTCATGCGGGCCGATGACTGCGAGTGGCTGATCGTGCTGCGCCTGCACGACGTGCAGCAGTTCCTGCGAGACCTCGAGATCCAACGCCTGCGGGATCCCTGATGGGACTACCTCGCAAGTGGGATCCGATGCTGCCACCCAAGCCCGAGCCCAAGGGCAAGGGCAGGGGCAAGACGTACAACCAGTTCAAAGAGAAGCTGCGGAAGGCGCGTGGGATCTACGCGTGTGAGCAGTGCAGGGCCATCGTGGACTCGTTGGAGGGGCACCACATCGTCAGGGTGCATGACGATCCTGATCGTGAATACGACCCGACCAACATCCGTTTCCTATGCCCAGTGTGCCATAAGGCGCAACACACAATAGGTAGTGGTTGATATGTACCCCCCCCCATAGGTGGGGGTACCCCCCCATTTTTCCCCACCCGTCGTCGCCCGACAGCGTATCGCCGTATGCATTCAACCATCATTGAAACATCGACTGCATGGGCGTACGCAACGGCGGCTAGCGGCGGCGTGTCTGACGTAACCGCAGCGTCGCTCACGGCTTACGCTCGACGCGCCGAGGCAGGCGGCTACGACGGGGCGGTGGTGGACGCATTCGCTGCCACGCTGCCGGCCGACGTGGTGCTGTACCCGTACTGGGTTCCGGTGCTGGCCGACACCATCGCCCGGCGTGAGCGGTGCAGGGTGGTGTCGTTCTCGGTGCCGCGCAGCCACGGGAAGACGCTCCTAGCCGCCCTGCTGGCCGGGTGGGTCCTGAGAGACCCCGACGCCGACCGGCTCGTCGTGAGCGCCGCCACGGCCCTCTCGCAGGCCCGCCTGTCCATGGAGGCCCTAGCCAAGATCCACTGGCCTGCGGATGGCAAGACGACGCCCTGGGCGGCCCGCATGTCGAACAACCAGCCGATGCTGCGCCACGGCAAGGGGAAGATGCTGCCCATCGCACGGGACGCCAAGCGGGCCGACGGCGTGACGCCCGCCCTGGTGCTGGCCGACGAGGCGGCCCGCCTGCAGGGGGACTACCTGAGCCGGTTGATGACGGCGGCGACCAAGACCGCCGAGGGGCGGCTGCTGATGACGACGACCGCCGACGACGACCTGAGCCTGCCCTGGGCCGGCTGGCGGCAGGAGGCCGAGGCGCAGCTGCTGGCCGGCCGCCTGCGCGAGGACTGGGCGGTGCACCATTGGGCGTCCGATGCGGGCGCCGACATCCACGACCCGGTCCAGTGGCGCAAGGCGAACCCGCAGCTGTGGATCGATGGCGGGCACATCACCGAGGACACCATCCGGTCAGAACTGGCGTTCCTGGGCAGCCGGTCGGACGGCGTCGAGGAGTTCCGCACCCAGCGGCTGAACCTGCCCGGCGGCAGCCTGGCAAGCGTCGGCATCGACGCGGCCGTGCTCGAGCAGGCCCGATTCGACTGGCGCCTCGAGGACGTGCGCGGGCGCCGGGCCTGGGCGTTCATCGACTTCAGCCTGGGGAGCGTCGTGGGGGCGCGGGCCGACCTGACGAGCGTGGGGGTGGTGGTCGACGGCGGGGAGTTTGGGCTGCTCCGCACCTGGTCGTTCACCTGCGGGGAACTCGGGCACATGAAGCAGCAGCGGCCCTGGCTGCACGAATTGGTCCAGCAGGGGCACGTCCACCACAACGACGGGCAACTCATCGACTTTGACGCCGTCGAGGGCCTGCTGGGACAACTTGGTAGCACCCTCCAACTCGAGGCCGTCGGCGTCGACGAGGTCGGTTGGACGCAGAATTGGGTACGGCAGGTCATGGTCGACAAACTGAACCTGCCGGTGGAGGCTCGGTCCCAGTCCATCCGCGAGCAAGCGCCCGCCTGGTCGACATTCGTGGCGCTCATCCGGATGAAGGCCCTGCGATACCACGACGACCCGGTGCTGCTGCACCAACTGCGGCATGCGACCACCAAGACCTACGACGGGGGGCTGGTCAAACTGCAGAAGCGGGACGGGCAGAACATCGACGCCCTGGTGGCGGCCTGCAACGCGGCCCGCTTGTTCGAGCTGCGCGGGCGCTCCCAGCAGTGGATGCCGCCGTCCGGCGTGATGACCATCTGACGCCACCTAGCGGACAGTTCGACAATTTGCGGAATGTGACAGAAAATGTCACACCCGCCTATTGACAGAAAAAGCGCGTACTCAAACTGGGGGAGGCGTGGGACTCCTCTCGCGCTTCCGCAGCTACTTCCTGGGCAGTTTCAACGCCTCGATGCTGGTCGACACCAGCAGCGTCGGGGACGTTGAGGCGCTGCCCGGCGTCCAGCGTGCCATCGAGGGCGTGGCCTCGATGCTGGCCAGCGTCACGCTGTGCGTCTACGACAGCAAGGACCAGGAGGTGCAGCCCGCTGCCCTGAGCCTGCTGACCGGCCGCAGCACGGAGATGGTCAACGGCTGGGACCTGCGCCGGTGGCTGGTGACCGACGCCATGACGCAAGGCAACGCCTACGCGTACATCGCACGCACCTACTCCGGCGAGGCCGCCGAACTCATCCCGCTCGAGCGCGGGCGCATCACCATCAACTGGTCGGCCAACCCGCTGCAGTACCTGCTCGACGGGCAGGCGATTCCGGCCAGCGACCTGATCCACGTCAAAGGCGGCTACAGCCGGTGGGCGTTCATCGGGGAAAGCCCGCTGGACAAGTGCCGCACGCAGCTGCAACTGGTGGCGGACCTGGACAACTGGGCGGCCACCATGGCGGCCACCGGTACGACCCGGCGCCTGTCGTTCCAGTTCCCCACGCCGATCAGCGAGCAGGCCAAGCAGACGATCCTGCTCGCCTGGAAGGCCAAGCATGCCAAGTCGGGCGGTGCGTCCGAGCCGCTGATCATCGACGGCGGCGGCAAGATCGAGGGCGTCAGCGGCCAAGGCGACCTCGACGCCGTGACGGCGGCCCGCACCGCGGCCATGGGCGAGATCGCTCGAGCGCTCAACCTGCCGCTGTCGTTCCTGGCGGCCACCGAGGCTGGCACGCAAATTGACCTAAACGCCCAGCGTGCGTTGGTCGATCAGACGCTGCGGCCCTGGGCGAAGCGCATCGAGGCCGAACTGACGGCCAAACTGCTGCCCGGCTACCGCGTCGAGCACGACCTGCAGGAACTGCTCCGCGGCACGATGAAGGACACCGCCAAGGAGCTTTCCAAGCTCGTGATGTCTGGCGTTCTCACGCCTAACGACGCCCGGTGGTTCATCGGCATGCAGCCGGTGCAGGACCCCATGGCAGACGAACTCATGATGCGCCTGGACACGGCGGCCGGACAGGCCGAGGTGAACGGCGACCGCGAGGACGAAGAAAGCGAGTCGCCCGATGCAGATTGACCGCCGCTCGTTCGAGGTCCGCGCAGCCGTCGAGGGCAACAGCGTGTCCGGGCTGGCCATTCCCTACGAGACCGATTCCCAGCCGCTTCCCTTCATTGAGACCATCCAGCGTGGCGCGTTCGCAGCCGACATCGGCAAGCGGAACGTGTCGCTGCTCGTCGAGCACGACGGCGGGCGCGTGCTGGCCGACACGCGCAGCGGCACGCTCGAGCTCGAGGAGACCGAGCGCGGCGTGACGTTCGCTGCTCGGTTGCCGGACACCCGCGACGGGCAGGACATGCGCGTGCTGCTCCGCGATGGGATCTACCAAAACATGTCGTTCGGGTTCGCGGTCGACAAGGACGAGTGGGCGGGCAACCGCCGGACCGTCGTGTCGGCCCGCCTTTACGAGGTCAGCCTTGTCCACACGCCCGCCTACGAGGCGACCGCAGCCGCGGTCCGGGCGTTTCACACTTCCACCGGGCTCGTCGCTCGGTACCTGCGGCTGCGGATTGGAGACCTGAAATGACCGTGACCCCCGAAGCACTCCGAGAAAAGCGTGCGCAGCTCGTTGCTGCGTGCGAGCAGTACGCCGAGACCGCAACCCCCGAGGCCGTCCGTTCGTTCGACGCGGCGGAAGAAGAGATCCGCGCTATTGACGGGCAGCTCGAAAGCCTGTCGATTCGCAGCCGCCTGGACGCCGTCAAGGCCAAGAACAACCAACTGGTCGGCCGTCCCGAGGTCCGCACCGGCGGCAACGACGCCGAACTGGCGCGTTTCTTCGCCACGCGTGGCCGCGAAGGCAGCGGCAACATGGAACTGCGCACGACCCTGACAGTTGGCACTGCTGCCACCGCTGGCAACACCGTGCCCCAGTCGGTGATGACCGGCGAGTTCGTGAAGTGGCTGACGTTCAGCGACCCCGTGCGCGACCTGGCTACCGTGCAGACGCTGCCCGCCAACCTGCGCCTGCCCGTCATCAACGCCCGCACGACCGTCACCGCGACTGCGGAAGGCGTTGCATACACCGAAAGCAACTTCACCACCACCCTGAAGACCTTCGGCGCGTTCAAGGCAACGGCTACAACGCCGGTGACCGAGGAACTGCTGTTCGATGCCTCGATCGACGTGGCCGCCGAGGTCGTCGCCGACCACGCTCGTGCGCACGGCCGCTACCGCGGAACCAAGCACGTCAACGGCGCTGGCACCACTGAGGAGCGCGGCCTGTTCTACTCGTCCGCCGACTGGAACAGCATCGTCAAGACGGGCGCTACCTCGACCGCTCCCGACTTCGATGATGTCATCGCTGCCTACACCAGCCTGCCGCCCGCGTACGCCACCAACGGCTCCTGGATCATGAACCAGGCCACCTGGGCTGCGCTCCTGCAGCTCAAGGCGTCGACCGCTGGCACCTACCTGTACGACGGCATGCAGGGAATGATGGTTCAGGAGGGCGCGGCTGGTCTGCTCATGGGCCGCCCGGTCTACATCAGCCAGGACGCGCCGACGTTCGTGTCGGGCACCGAGTCGAACCTGATTTTCTTCGGTGACGTTGCGCGTGCCTACCGCATCGTGGACCGCAAGGAAATTCAGTTCATCGTTGACCCGTACACCAACAGCAGCACGGGCATCGTGAACTACCGCAGCTCGATGCGGTCTGACGCCCAGATTGTGGACAACCGCGCTGGCACCCTGATCACGAACAAGGCCTGATCGATTCCATGTGACCCCGGACCGGCGGGGGGGACACCCCCCCCGGTCTTTTAAAAATGCCAGTACTCACCACCAGCGATATCAAGAGTCACCTGCGCATTTTCCACGCGCAGGACGACGCGTACATCGGCAACATCCTGCTGCCTGCCGTGCGCGAGACGATCGAGCGCTGCACCGGCTTGGCTATGCAGGCACTCGAGCGCTCATACAAGGTGTCCGAGGAAGGGGACACTTGGGTGGTGCTGCCGATCCAGCCGGTCAACACGGCGTCAGCCATCACCGCGGTCTACGTCGATGACGACTCGGTGACGCAGACTGAGAACCCGGAACAGCACTGGGACGGCGAGCGCGTGGCTGTTCTGATCGAGGACGGCTGGAACCGCCCGGTGACCATCAATTGGAACACGTTGGTGGGTGACCACTACATCAACATGCTGGCGCTGCAGCTGTGCGGGCGCCTCTACGCCGACCGCGGCGACAGCACCGGCGCCATTCAGGGCAAGGCGCAGGAAATGCTGTTGGCCATGCTCGGGGAACACGGGGTGCACTGATGGTCCCGCGTGGCATGTTCAGACACGAGATGGCGGTGCAGAACTACACCGCGTCCGTGGATACCTACGGGCAGGCCACCAAGACTTGGTCGACCGTGGCAACCGTGCTGGGCCACATTGAGTCGGCCGACGGGCGGTCGATCGACTCGGTGGACATCAACCGCGGGCAGACGGCCTGGCGGCTCGTTCTGCCCTGGATCGACTCGGTGACGGTGAAGAGCCGGATCCTGCTGCGCGAGACTGGCAAGACCGACCGCGTGCTCGAGGTAACCGGCGTGCTGGACCCGACGCTGCGCCGGATGGAACTGCACTGCGAAGCGCTTGAGGTGACGGCATGAGTTTCCGCCGCGGCGCTACGTTCAACACCCCGGAGCACCTGCGCAACTACCAGCGTTTCATGGAACGCCAGGTCAACGCATCGGAGAACCTGGGCATCATGCGTGCCGGAGCCAGCCAGCGCGCCCAGCGGGCGTTCCTGGCAGCCGAGCAGGTCTTCCTCGAGCTCCCCGACCGCGTCAGCCGCAATTTGTTCAAGCAGCTGCTG